GGGTGAATGGTTCCAGCTGGCCATCAGGTGCGTTGAGATCGGGCACCGTCACGCTTTCACCAAGCGCCAGATACTTGAACACACCAGGAGAGAACTCACTCACCCGGTCGCCCTCGTACACCTCATCGCCGATCAGCTCACCCTCAGGCGATTGGATGAATCCCATCAATGCGCTGCTGGCGCGAGCCCGCACCACCTCGGCCTCCTCATAGCCCTGCAGCATGTGCAGCCGCATCAGCGCCGATGCGAACCACGTGACGCCGCGTGTCTGCCCTGGCCGCTCTGACAGGAACAGGTGGATGACCTCATCAGCAGGCACTCGGATCCGTCGGCCGTTCGTCCGCGGGTTGCCCGCATACGTATCACCGGGATGGTTTGCATAGAAGTGGTAGGCCTGCGGCCGCAGGTAGACATCCACCTCGATACCCATCCGCACCGTGTTGCCGGCCGCGGCCTGCGGGATGTCATCGTCGATCAGGTAGTCAGCCTCAAGCACCTGCAGCGCAAACGGCACACGCGACCCACCAAATGGCTGGCGGATCATCCGCACAAACACCTCGCCGCTCTCGGCCAGACTGCGGCATAGCAGGCGCTCCATGTCGTGGAAGCCCAGCAGGCCGCTCACATCACAGCGGCTTTTGTGCATCCACCGCTCCCATGCCTCATGGATCTGGCCGTTGATCCCCTGATCCAGTCGCCCGCCACGCTGCATCCGCACCTGCGACTGATGCTTGATGCCATGCCCGATCACATTGTTCTGAATGCTCCGCAATGCCTGTCGCGCATAGTCGTTATCACGGCACAGCTGCCGCGCACGATTGCGTAGCGCCTTGAAGCTGCTCTTAATCTCGCTGTCAGCACTGGTGCCGCTTGTCACCCAGTCGGCCGTCAGCCTGCTGACACGCGCACCCTGATACGCCCGCGCACGTGGCCGCGTCGGCTCAAACCCCATTGCCTTGAATAGCCGCGTGCGCAATCCCATCAGAACCTCACGAATAGGTTGTGCGGGTTGCCCAAGCCATTGGCGATCAGGTCCGCCATTTGCTCACGCTTCACCTCAGCCTTCAGCCTACTTTCACGCTCCATCAGCTCGGCCAGATCCAGCTTCGTGAAGCTCCGGCTGCCGATGCTGTACTGCTTAGCGCCGCCGCTAACAATCGCGCGGATCGCAGCCTGCACTGCATCCAAATCGATCTGCGCCTGCGTGCGCCCATCAAATGCGCCCGGTGTGCCCGCATAGGACAGCGCCGCATCCACCGTCAGCTGGCCGGCGCCCAGGGTCACCTTCTCGCTGCCGGCAGTAGCAATCGCCTGCCAATACCACTGCCCCGCATCAAATGCCGTACTCGTGCTAGCGGCAATGGTGAACTCCCATCCCGTGCTATACGCGGTGCCCGTGACCGTGGCACCCTCGCTAGCCGTATTGGTGCGCAGGTAGTAGGTCAGCGTCCACGTCGCGCTGCTGATCTCATTGCCCAGATTGTCGACGCCCGCAATATCACGCCAACGCACCGTGTCGCCTGCCCTGATTGTCGCGGGGATGTTCACGGCCTACCAGTTGCTGACGAATCCTGGCCCAACCGCAGCGGGCGGCTGTTGCTTCCTCGATCTTAGCGGTGCTTTCTTGCCCTCCTCCAACTGCACTCTCAACTGTTCCCACATCGTCGCCTTATTCATTCGCCGCCCATAGATCAACATCGCTGCGTAGCCATACACCGCACAGTCCAACGCCTCGTTGCGATCGCCGGCTTTCTTCACCCATTCCCTGATCGGGAAGCCACGGTGATACCGCAACGCCTGCCGCTCGCTCGTGAGCTGGCGGTAATACTCATCATCGGCAGCAAGGCCGAAGTTCAAGCCACCGGTGGTCTCGTTATGGCGCAGCCGCCCGAACAGCGTCGTCTTGATCGTGTCTGTGCCCAGCTGGTACAGCGTCACGCCGCGTTTGATCACATTCCCACGCCAGTTCACGTCCACCTTGCTGCCCTTGCCAACCGCTGGGCTGTTGCGCCTGCTGCTGCCCTTGATCGCCACAACGCCTTGGCGCACGCGATCGCGCACGTAGCGATACACCTCATGAGTGCAGTGGCCGCCAGAGTCCACCGCCACCTGGGCCAACTTCAAATGCTTGCCGCCCTCGGTTTCCCACTCCGTCGCCAGCACATGATCCAGTTGCTCCCACACCTCCGTTTGCGTCGGGTCGCCCATCAACTCTTGATGCCATACCAGCCAGCCCGTCTCGCCCTCGCCCCATCCCCACACGCTCACCGCTAGCCGGTTGTCCTGCACGTCAACGCCAGCGGTCAGTAGCACCACCCCAGCCGGGCACGTACCAGGCTTGTAATCCAATCGCCGGGCCAGCAATCCATCGGCGCTCACCTTGGCCGCGTAATCCTCCTCCCACGTCTCCGCCAGCCGCGTATTCACAAACGACTTCAACGCCGGCGCGTCGCCCTTAGCCCGTAAGAAGTCATCCACCAGCTGCTCCCAGCTGCACCATCCCAGCGGGCTGTAGAGCCCCGATAGATGGAATCCAGCCGTGCGCCCATTGCTTGGCGCCGTTGCCCGCCACTCGCCGCCGCGCAGCATCGCCGGCTTGTGCATTTCCTCAAAGCGTTCGCCGCAGTGCTCGCACTGATACCTCGCAGTTTCCGGTTGGCCGTCGGCCCACTTCAGCTGCCCCCACTTCAACCACTCCATAGCGCCACACGCCGGGCACGGCACATAAAACCGCCGCTGATCACTCCGCTGATACTCGGCTTCAATCCGGCTGAAATCCTTCACCGTCGGCGTGCTGGTGAGCAAGATCTTGCGCCGCGCAAACGTCGTCGTTCGCCGCTCCGCCAAACTCACCGGATCGCCCTCCCCATCCACATCAGCAGGAAAGGCGTCCACCTCATCGCAGAACAAATACCGGCACGGTGCAGAGCGCAAGCCGGTAGCGCTGTTGGCCCCGGCCATCAGCATGATGCCGCCGCTGAACTCCTTGCTGAACATCGTATTTCCAGAGTCGCGGCTCCTGGCAGGTGCGATCTTGGCCGCCAGCACCGGCGTCTCGGTGATCATGCTCTCAAGCCGTTGCTTGCTTAGACGCTTTGCCATCTCGATCGTTGGCTGCACGCACAACATCGGCCCCGGTGCATGGTCGATCACGTAGCCCAGCCAGTTGCTGCCCGCTTCCGTCTTGCCCGTCTGCGCCGCGAACATCATCACCACACGCTGCACCGGGCTCTCAGAGCTCAGGCAATCCATCGGCTCGCGTAGGTATGGCGTCCGATCCGTGCGCCACGGCCCCGGCTCCGCGCTTGCCTTGCTGCTCAGCTTCCGGTACCGATCCGCCCATTCGCTCACCGTCAGCGGCGTCTCAGGCCGCAGGCCCTCTAGAAACCCATCCCGCCACGCATTACTCATCACACAGCTCCACCAGCGCAGCACGGTGCTCCTGCGTCAGCACCTGATGGATCCGCACCGGGTCAACCTCGCCCGCTAGCTGGTGGCTCAGTCGATCCGCCAGGTTGCTGAGCGCTTCCCTCACACTCCGGCCCATCTGAAACGCTTCCTTCTTTACCTCATCGGCAGGCACCAGCTCGCCCCTCTGCTGCGTCACCTGCAGCTTCGCCAGCTCCGCCTGGTAGTGCTCACGCCGCGCTCTGCTCTCATTCAGATCAGGGATCGCATCATCCGGCAGCCCCTCCACACGCCGCTTCAACTCAGCCGCATCACGCGGTGGTGGCGCCTCAATTGGATCCGCCCGCCGCACCTTGCTGTTGTGCGTTGCCTTCGTGTTCTTATCCCACAGCTCGATAGCAAGATCGCGATCCAGCCATCGCTTGCCGTCCCTCTCCACCACAGCCGCAGCGATCCGCGCCTTGCTCGCCGCGGTGACCGTGCCCTTCGCGCAACCCTTGATTGCTGCAAACTCACTAAACGTGACTAGCAACCCCTAAACGCTCCTAACTCAGTTCAATACTATGTAACTATTGAACTATTAAACCGGGATTGGGGCAAGATTAGCGAGATCCCTTGCGGCGCAAGGGTTTGAGACGTTTGGCCGCTGGCGCTAGCGGATTTGGGTGCGAACGAACGACC